TTGAAGGCTATTATTTTGCACCTGATTGGAGTAAATTAAAGCGAGGTCAAAAACCACACCGATTTGCAGCATTTGGATTCGATGAAAATGCAACCGAGTGCGTATTGGTAATTAAACCTTACTCAACTGGTAACTATTATTTTAGCCCAGTGGATTACCAAGGGGGAACGCAATGGGCAGAACTTGAAACCGAGATTTCAAACTACCATATCAATAACATCAAAAACGGAATGGCTCCGAGTATGTTGATAAATTTCAACAACGGACAACCACCAGCGGAAGTGAAGGATATGATTGAAGCCCAAATCATCAATAAGTTCACAGGCTCTTCAAATACGGGTAAATTCATCTTATCTTTCAACGATAACGCAGAAAGCAAAGCGGATATTACACCAGTTCAATTATCGGATGCACACAATCAATATCAATTCCTTTCTACCGAATCAATGCAAAAGGTAATGATGTCGCATCGTGTGACTTCACCAATGCTTTTAGGTATCAAAGATTCAACTGGTTTTGGTAACAATGCAGAGGAGTTAAAAACCGCATCTATTTTATTTGATAACACCGTTATAAGACCTTTCCAAAGATTGCTTTTAGATGGTGTGAGAAAGATAATGAATGCCAACGGTTACAACTTGGATATTTATTTTAAGACATTGCAGCCTTTGGAGTTTACCGATTTATCGGGTAAGGTAGTAAACGAAGAAACCAAAGAAAAAGAATTTGGTTTTGCAAAAGCAATTCCTGAATTTACCGATGAAATAGAAGGTGAATGGTTGGACTATTTGAAAGACAAAGGCGAAGTTATTGGTGAGGAGTTTGAATTGATTGATGAAAGCCCCGTTACTGATGATAACGAATACAAGTTCTTCAAAAGATTTGCCAACCCCGAAGATAAAAGCAAAGATGATAAAGGGGTTTACCTGATTCGCTACCGATACGCACCAATGAGTGCAAGTGGTAATTCACGTCAATTCTGCAAAGATATGGTTGCCAATGCCAAGTTAGGCGTGGTATACCGAAGAGAGGACATTGATACGATGGGCGATGATGGAATAAACGGTCAATTTGCCCCAAGTGGAAAATCAAATTACTCTATTTGGAAGTACAAAGGGGGCGTGAATTGTAAACATCAATGGTATCGCTTGACCTATATGCGTAAACGTGTGAGTGGTGGTAAGTTTATCCCATTGACACCCGAAGAGAAAAGCCAAGCCATCAAAGATTTGGATAATTACAAAAGGGTAAGCAACCAAAGTGCGGATTCCGCTGGTGTACCTTTTAGTCCACCTGATTGGCAAACTGCATCCACAAAGACGATTGATTTACCGAACAAAGGAAGTTTAAAGAATAAATAAGATGTACGCAAACGATAATGTACTTTTAATAACCAAAGACCACTTGTTCAAGTACACCCAGTTGGGTGGCAATGTGGATATTGACAAGGTTACACCATTTATAAAAATAGCCCAAGACATCCAAATCCAAGAGGTGTGTGGAACGGCTTTGTATCGGTCAATCTTAACCAAGGTTCAAGGAAACACCCTTGCAGGTAATTATTTAACTTTGGTGAATCAATATCTCCAACCGATGCTCATTCACTATGCAATGGCTGACTTTTTGTTATTCCATGGGTATGAGATAAGCAACGCTGGTATCGTTCGGAATACTCCCGAAAATACGCAGTTACCTGATAGGGTTGAGATTGATATGATTGTGAAAAGACAAAGGGATATTGCGGAAACTTATCGCCAAAAGACGGTGAGTTATTTAAATTATTACCCTCAACTATTTCCTGAATTTACCCAAGACCAACAAAGTGGAATGTACCCCGACCAAGATCCAAGTAATTACACAGGATGGAATCTATAAAAAAACCCTACAAACCCAAGCCCGATAAGGTGCAAAAGTTGGAGAAAGTGTATAAGGAAATCAAGGCTTCCAAGCCTGTGAAATCCTTTTTATTTGCCAAGGCAGTTGTGTTGATGGTATTGCTATCATCTTGCTCGGCTCAATGGCACTTAAAACAAGCCTGTAAAAAAGATGGGGCAATTTGTAAACCACAAGTAGTAAAATTAGATACCATCATTTATACCGATTCGGTAGAGATTTATGAGACTTTTGAAACCCAAGTACACGATACTATTATCATTGATACAGGTAGCGTGAGGGTTGAAATTTATCGTGACCACGATGTTATTCGTACATACATAAAGCAACGCCCTGACACGATTAAAATCACTAAAACCGTAAATGTACCCCAAGTAATAATGAAGGAAAATGATTGGAATCCTTGGGTTATTCTGATTGCGTTAATTTCAATTTTATTATGGCTAATCAAAAAGTTTTAAAAGAAACCCCATCAAGGTCCTCACCACCAAGTTCAAAGCGTGGATGCCTTTGCAAAAACACCTTGAAATATAGTGTAAAATGTTGTGATGGAACTTTGTGGGCGCAAGGAATTGGACCTATAACAAAAACACCTTAAATCGTTAATTAATTATGCCAGATCAAAAGATAAGTCAACTCACGGCAATAACCACGGTAGCCTCTACGGATGTGCTTCCCATTGTGGATGTGAGTGATGATACAACCAAAAAAATAAGTATTTCCCAAATAGCGGCTCAATCACCCGTTCAAAGTGTAAATGGTTCAACTGGTTCAGTTACCGTTCAACCGACTTTGGTAAGTGGAAGCAATATCAAAACCATCAATAATGAATCACTTTTAGGAAGTGGAAATATTACCATTTCGGGAAGTGGTGGAGTTACAACCCTTGACGGGTTAAGTGGTGCAATTACATTGGTAGAAGGTGCAAATGTAACCATCACCGATAATGGCACAAATCAAATCACTATTGCCGCTGCAAGTGGTGGTGTTACCGATGGTGACAAAGGTGATATAACCGTGTCAGGTAGCGGAGCAACTTGGACTATTGACAACGGTGTTGTGTCAAATGCTAAATTAGGCACAGGAATAGACGCTGCAAAGTTGGCTGATGGAACTGTAAGCAATGCGGAGTTTCAATATTTGAACGGTGTAACATCTGCAATTCAAACGCAGTTAGATGGTAAAGTAGATGAAAACGCAGCAATAACAGGAGCGACAAAAACGAAAATTACCTACGATGCAAAGGGTTTAGTAACTGCTGGGGCAGACCTTGCGGCTAGTGATTTACCAAGCGGAATAGATGCAACCAAAATAGCGGATGGAAGCGTTACAAATGCTGAATTTCAATATTTAGGTTCAGTTACAAGCGACATTCAAACACAATTAAACGGCAAACAAGCAACCATAACAGGGGCAGCAACTACAATAGACACTGAAGATTTAACGGCTTCAAGGGCTTTAGTATCTGATGGCAGCGGAAAGGTTGCAGTTTCTTCAGTTACATCTACTGAATTAGGTTATGTGAGTGGAGTGACAAGTGCGGTGCAAACCCAAGTAGATAGCAAGACTACAAAACTAATCACCACCAACCGCCAAACGGCATCTTACACGCTTGTTTTAAGTGATGCTGACAAGTTGGTTGAAATGAACGTAGGTAGTGCAAATAACTTGACTATACCTTTAAATTCTTCGGTTGCATTTCCAACGGGAACTCAAATACTTTTGGCTCAATACGGAGCAGGACAAACGACTGTAGTGGCAACAAGTGGAGTGACCGTTAGAAGTAACGGAGGAAAGTTAAAATTAAACGTGCAGTATAGCGGTGCTACTTTGATAAAGATAGCGGAAAATGAATGGTATCTCTTTGGCGACATCGTAAGTTAAAGTATATGATATTAGCAACACACGGATTTTTAGCAAGTTCTATTGGGCAATTTGATGCTGATGCACAAGCGTTCTTTGACCGAGTTACAACGGCAGGTGGTTCACTTTCTACAACTGAAAAAAATGCTGTAAATACTTTGGTAATTGCATTAAAAGCCAATTCACTTTGGACTAAAATGAAAGCCATTTATCCAATGGTTGGAGCAAGTGCGGCAGCGTGTTCAAGAAATCTAAAGGCTGATGAATTTAATGGTACTTTTACAAGTACGGGTTGGACTTTTGCAAGTACAGGGGCAACGCCTAACGGAACAAGTGCGTATATGAACACAAATTTATTACCAAGCACTCAACTAACTTTAAATTCTTCTCACTTATCTTTTTACTCAAGAACGCTTTCCAATGGTGTTGAAGTTGAAATGGGAGGTGAAGATGGCTCAAATGGTTCAATTATTGAAATACGAACTTCTGGTACAAGTTATTATCGAATAAATAGTGGGAATACATACATAAGTTCGGCAGATAGTGATTCACGTGCATTTTATATGTCAAATAGAACGGCATCAAATATAATTAATGGTTGGCGTAATTCAACGAAAGTAGCGACAGGAACTGTGTCTTCATCAGGACTTGCTGCACAAAATGTATATATTGGGGCTTGGAATGCAATCGGTCTTGCTCAGTATTTTACCACAAAAGAATGTGCGTTTGCTTCTATTGGTGACGGATTAACAGATGCTGAAGTGGGCTTATTTTACAATTCGATACAAGCATTTCAAACAACCCTTTCAAGACAAGTATGATAGGATACACACTTACACCCGAACAATACCAAGCGGTACAAGGGCAATATATCAACCCTTATCAATTTATCAACTGTGTTCAAGACATTAACGGCAATTGGTTCTTTTTTGGCAATGAGCAAGACAAAGAAGCGTTTGCCAATACTGAATTTATGTGGTTGTTTGACCTCCCACAAGGCGAATATATACCTAAACCAACACCTAACCCATTCGATGAAACTACCAATAACCTTTGACGAATTTAAGAGCGATCCAACCAAGGCAATAACCTTTTTGATGTTGGTCGTTGTGAGTGTGCTTTATTATCGTGCTGAACGCCAAAGCAAAGC